GTAATGTAAAACTAAGAACAAGTCAGCAACTTATTCCTGTTCCTGCTAGAACAATAGACAGTTATGACTTTGATAACGTTGATGCTATCAAAATTGATGTTGAAGGAAGTGAGCTTCTTGTAATGCAAGGTGCAATAGGAACGATAAGAAAACACAGACCAAGTGTACAGGTTGAAATTGTACCTAAACAGTGTAACTTGTTTAATTATGATCCTCAAGCATTATATGATTTTTTTGACGGACTTGATTATGTTTGTGTTAGTGCGGTCAGAAAACCTGCAAATGCAGAGCAAAGAGGACTTTGGTTTGGCAAAGATATAGGAATGCATCATCAACAAATTAAAAAATATATGGACCGTCTATTTGTTCCAAGAGAAGTACATGAAGCAACAGACTATCAAGCAATGGATCAAGCTAATCTCGCTCCACAAGTAGAAAAATTATTTGACTTTGGTTAAATTAGGAGTTGACTTCTATATAAAGAGATATTATTATGTAAACAATGAGGCAAAAAGTCATTAGTGATGAGCCTATTGTATGATATGGAACATAGAAACGTTCCGATAATTTAAACAGTCTAAGGAGACAACAAAATGAAAGAACCATACGTAAGTCTATTCAATTATGTAGACAACTGGAAAAAATCAATCAATTTCGGATATGCAGACAGCATTAAATCCGCCTACGGAGAAGACTTATCGATCTTTTTTGGTCCTGAAGAAGAACGAACCCCTATTAAATTTTTAGAACCTGAAGACTATCAGCGTAAGCTATCGTTGATCAAACGTGCAACTATTCCTAATTTGAATGTAAGCAAAGGTGCCCTTAACCTAGAGTCAATGGGTACTGTAGACTTTATTACTGCATTTAAAATGGCACTAGATGCAATGCACAGTATTATTGATCCTGAAACAGGCAAGCCTGTACTATACGGTGTACAACTACAAGCATATAATTTAGAAGAAGCAGTTATGAACGGACTTGCTGTCGATCAAAGTCTTGTTGCTATGAACATGAAAGCACAACGGGTAATTTACTTGTGGCGTATGTTTGAGATTGCAATGAACTTTGACAGCAGTCTTGTGTTTGGTGCTAAAGGACGTTATGCCGCAGACGAAGAACGTGTGTTTCTTAATGATGGTATGCAAGGTTCTATGGCACTAGCACTACACGGAGTTAAAACTCTTATTGTAGGATTTAGCATGAAAGACATGCCATACATTGACTTCAATCAATTCTTGGCTTGTAATGCAGATGTTGTTCCTATTACAGACTATGACTTTGTAAAAGTTCGTAACAACAGAGCAAGAGCAATGCTTCAAGCAGGTCTTGATGTTAAACTAGAAGATCAACCTGCATACAATCTTATGCGAGTGTTTGATAATGTGAATATTAAAACTGTACCAGAAAGTGCAACACCAGGAGCAGGCGAAACAAAACACACTGCACATATGCAAAAGCATTTTAAAGAGTTTTGTAAAGACAACTATTCAAATCGTTTTGCATTTGAAATGGCTCTTAAGTGTGTACGCAATGCTTGGCACTTTTCAGCAATCGATCATGCACCTGTTTGGGGACTGACAGAATTGTTTTCACAAATGCCTAAGAAGTCTGTTACTGATGATTTGCTTATTAAGATCGGACAGGTTATGAGCGAACGTTGGAGTTCAAGCGGTAAAGTATGGACAGATGTACTAAAAGCTATTCGTTCACAGTATCCCGAAAAAACAAAGTCAGGCAAATATACTGAATGGAAAGACCATCGTTTTACTTCAGGTGCGAATCGAGGACTTATGATTGCGGCCGCTATCAAGTCTCTTGTAGATAATCGAGAAGCACACATTCAGTCACAACCAGGCAAACAAAAAGGTTATGACATTATGTTGCCTATGGCTGAAAAAGGTGGCTTAGATTTTACTATTGATATGCCTTATGTGTATACAGATACAAATGGTAAAGTTGCTGAGTATAGTAGTATTATTGACGTAGATGCTTTCAACAACAAAGCACAGAAACATGAAGAAGATAAGTTTGCGGAGTTTATGTAATGATAGAATTAATAGGATTAGCATTATTAATATCATTTTTACAGGACGGCGACATGTTTAGTTTGTGTATCTCAGGTTGCATGTAATGGCTGACCTAAACAAAATAAGAGAAGAGGGCCTCCGGGCTCTCTCTTCACGTAGATTTCATCCACAAGACGATGCAGGTACATATTCAACCTTCTTTGAAATGTTTAAAAAATCTACAAAGCAAGATCAGTTTTTAAAACTTATCTGGGCTCATACTGTAAAATGGGATGGCGATCCTTTTGAACTTGCAAAGATCGCTCCAGACTTTTGTCCCATTTTTGGTACACCTTTGGATTACGGTCGTGGACTTAACAAAGTAACTAATCCTAATATTGATAACTATGACGGATTTTTTCAGCCTACAGTAGATCATAAACTAGCAAGATCGTTAGGTGGCAAAGATGAGATTAGTAACTATGTGATTGTTTGTCGCAAAGCAAATCAGTTTAAGAGCGACATGGGATCTAAAGATGAATTGGATACTTTTTATAAAGGAATGGTTGACACATACTTTACTTGATGTTAGAGTATATACAAATATTAAGGCAAACAGAGAGGCAACATTATGATGGCATTTCAAACTAAAGACCGTGTACCACTTAAGACTGTGCCTACACAAGAAGCACTGGCTGTAGCATTTGCGGCATATCGGATTCGTAAAGGCTATCAAAAAGACACACGTAGATACAGTGAAGAAAAACCTACGGAACATTCTAACAAAGAGATGGTTAAATTTCATTTTGCCGTAAAGTCTGCAAGCTATGTAGATCCAGACTTCAAAATGTTCCAACCAACAGAAGAAGACTTTGCCGCAGTAGAAGATGCTCGTAAATGGATGAAGCGTTATATACTGTTAGGTCTTGGTGAACTTGATGAATTCAAAAAAGACATGATCGACAGTGTTTCAGAAGATACTGTCAGTGTAAACAATCTTGGTCGTGTTGCTTTTATACCAGAATTTGTAAAACGAGACCGTCACGAAAATGATCTTACAAAAGAGATTCGTGTAGAATACAGAGATAGTCAATATCTTGGCAAAGAAAAAGATAAGGTAGAAGGTGTTATTAAAATTCTTGATCAGCGTTACAGTGAACGTTGGGAGAGCTATAACTATACCGCAGTGCTTGATAGTAATCTTGTTTCATTTATGAATAAGTTTGATCATCCTGTAGGCACAATGAAACGCATACAAGCCAAAGTAAAATCACAAACAAAGAATCGCTTCTTTGACGCAAACGAAACACGTCTTAATTATGTAAAGCTCTACAAGGTATAATTATGATTAAGTTACAAGGCAAATTGCCTCGTAAGATTATGGTTGCTGTTAGTGGCGGAGTTGACTCAATGGCCGCACTAGATTTCTTACGTAGAAATCATGAGATAGAAGTATTTCATTTTAACCACAACACTGAACACAGCAAACAAGCAGAAATGTGTGTGCGTGAATATGTTGCGGAGCATGACTTACCCTTCCAAATTCGTGGCATAAGCTCACAACACAAGCCTAAAGGTAGTAGTCAAGAAGAATTCTGGCGTCATGAAAGATACAAATGGATTGACATGTATGCTCATTCACATTTGCCTGTAGTGACCTGTCACCATTTAGAAGATTGTGTAGAAACTTGGGTATGGAGTTCAATGCATGGAACAAGTAAAATCGTGCCGCGCACCAGAGGCAATGTTATCCGTCCTTTCCGACAGACTCGTAAACGTGACTTTCAACTATGGGCTGACTTAAATAATGTTAAATACGTAGAAGACACAAGCAATACTGATACAAGTTATATTCGAAACTACATTAGACATGAAATGATGCCACAAGTATTGAAAGTGAATCCCGGCATCTACAAAACAATTAGCAAAAAGGTGAAAGCCGATGACGGAACCGAAAGTAGTAAATTTTGAAGAAGCCTTGGATGAAGATGACTGGGGTATTATAATAGGCAAAGATGGTACTCTCAAAGGTATGTTTATACCAGAGGGACAAGATGAAGAACTAGTACCTGAGGTAATCGTAAAATTGTGTAAAGATTACTTTGGGGTTGATCCAACTGCAGAGGTTACATTACACTAGAATGTTATTACCAATTTCACTTGACAGACTGTGTATTTTATATTATACTATATAAAAATAAAGGATTGAAATGAAAACTTTTTACGAAGATAAATGTAAAATTACTTGCACTGACAATGATCAAGTAGTTGAAGCAGAAGTTATGGAATTTAGGCCAAAGCAACATCTCACAGCGGTATTAGTGGCAAATAAAATCCATATGAAATACAATGGTAGACTTTATGTAGGTAATGCAGTTGGCATGGAGTTTACATCATTCGGACCAGAAGAACATACTGTAAAAAAAGGAAGAGGATTATAATGAACAAAGAACTAGATGGCCCTATGAAAAGTGCATTTGAAAGTGAAACTACAGGTGTCATTATGCAGGAATTTACAACGTATAGAGTTGCAGAAGGTATGTTACGTATTGAAAAAACTACTAGACGCTTCACAAATGACGGTAAAGATTATAATGACAGTTCATCTGTTGTTCCGTTAGGAAAGGTGACCAATGCCTAATCTTGTACCAGTAGTTATTGAAAAAGAACAACGTGGTGAGCGTTCATATGATATCTATTCAAGACTTTTAAAGGATAGAATTATTATGCTTGACACAGATGTGAATCAAACTTCGGCAAGTCTAATTGTAAGTCAGATGCTGTTTTTAGAAAGTCAAAACCCAAACAAGCCTATTAATTTTTATATTAATTCGCCAGGCGGAAGTGTTACAGCAGGTATGAGTATATATGATACTATGAATTTTATTAAATCACCTGTGCATACTATTGTAATGGGAATTGCCGCAAGCATGGGAAGTTTTCTTGCTTCAGCAGGAACCAAAGGTAAAAGGTTTATTTTACCACACGCAAGACATATGATCCATCAACCATTAGGTGGAACTAGAGGTCAAGCAAGTGATGTTGAGATCCAATACAAAGAATTACAACATTGGAAAGAAACTCTTACAAAATTATACGTAGAACACACTGGTAAGGATTATGCAACACTTGAAACTGACATGGATAGAGATAACTTTATGAGTGCTAAAGAAAGTGTAGACTATGGACTTGCTGATAAAATTATGGAGAAAAGATAATGAACAAATATTTTAACGTACTTTTTTGGTCAATGTTGGTAGTAGCAGGAGCATTAAGTTTTGTTGCTACTACACAACTTGAAAATAGACTTGATAAAATGGAGTCACAGATTGACCAAATGAATCTTATGCTAAAGGAAATGCAATAATGCCTATTCCAGAAAGAGTTTACATTCCAGAGCCTAAAGATCCTAGTAATAAACATTTTGCATATAGTATTGTAAAAAGTATTTTTAGGTTTATAGCAAGTGGCTTACTAGCATGGGCAGGATATATTTTATGGTCAGCAAACGAATACACAGACATTTTTATTGCTGATTCAGGTTTTTTAATGATGGCTTCAGGTGCAGTATTATTCATTGCTGAAGTTTTAGGCATTGTGGAGGAATTGTAATATGAATGTCGTATCAGATAAAGTTGCTGAACTTAAAGGCATTCCTACAGAACCAGAACTAAATAAATCGCTTAAAGAAAAAGTGCTTGTTGTAACTTTCAATAAGTTAAACGGAGATGAGCGGGTAATGACCTGCACAAAGAATCTGGAATCTATTCCAGAGGAAAGCCGTCCTAAAACAGATAAAGAGCCTCCTAAAGGTAATGTAAATGTTTGGGACATTAATGCAAAAGGTTGGCGATCATTCAAATACGATCGTGTAACTAAAGTCGAATCATCATAGGAGAGACAAATGAAGTTTAGTGAAATTTACTTTCACACCTTTGCTATTGCTGTAAGTGCAGGGTTTTTATCTGGACTTGCAGGAGTAGCACAGGCTGCTGATGTAATGGGTACAACGCAGGATCATTATAAAGTAGTTATTGAGCAAAAACCTTATCGTGTAGAAGTTTGCAGAGATGTGTCTGTTTCAGGCGACAAAACAGGTGATACACTAAAGGGTGCAATCATAGGTGGCATTATTGGAAACAATGTAGGTAATGTTGATAATGGTGGAGCTCTCGGCGCAGTACTCGGTGGAATGATTGGTCACAATAATAGTAACGCAACAGGCGGCACTAAGAGACAATGTTCTATCGAAACACGCTATCAAGAAGAATCACAAGAAGTGTACAGTCATAGCACAATCACTTTCTATGACAATGGAAGGAAGTACACACTTAAATATAACAAGTGACGGAGAGTTGGCTGAGTGGTCGAAAGCAGCAGGTTGCTAACTTGTCGTACGTTGTAAAGCGTACCGTGGGTTCGAATCCCACACTCTCCGCCAGATGCGGGTATAGTATAATGGTATTATCGCAGCCTTCCAAGCTGAGGATAGGAGTTCGATTCTCCTTACCCGCTCCAAAGCTGGCATAGCTCAGTTGGTAGAGCAACTGATTTGTAATCAGTAGGTCCGCGGTTCGAGTCCGTGTGCCAGCACCATATCTTGGAAAGGAAGTTGAATGGAAATTATTTGGCACATATTATTAACAGTTTGTTTAGGATCAACTTGTCTTGAACAAGACATCCAACACTTTGATACAAAAGAAGAATGTGACATTGTTTTAGATGAATATATATTGTTGCCAACTGATGGCGATTGGGATACTGTGGAGTACCAATGCAAACCGATAAATTCAATTTCTACTTAAAGGCCCATGTGGTGAAATTGGTAGACACGCAGGTTTTAGGTACCTGTTCGCAAGAGTGGGGGTTCGAGTCCCTCCATGGGCACCAAACTTATCTGTCCAAAATAGGTTGACTTTTAGGACAAAAGACGTATACTGTAATATAGACTTAAAAATAAGGAGTATAGGCAAATGCAAATAACACTACGTAAGGCAAATAAAATTCAAAACTCAATCCTTGAAATGGTCAAGGGTTTGGAATTCAAAACTCTTGTGAGAGTGAATGAATTCGAAGATGCGAACGAGCAGATCGATGCCGTTCACGACGAGTTCTTCACTCATCGTTTGACCCGCGATAAACTCGTGGGTGCATTATACGGGATCCGTAAGTCGGTTGCTCGTGCAAATGCAGACAACATGGTCAACGATATGTTGGCAGATGTTGCTATGCTGGAAAAGCAAATCCAGTTCGTCAGCACTTATGCTGATCAAAAGCCTCGCGAAAGTGATGCTGTGCTTAACGGCAAACTTGACAAGCTCAAGAAAGCCAAAGACGACTACTATCGTAGTGACGAAGTTTCAACTGGCATCTTCTCTAAAGAAGAAGTCACTGAGTTCAAGCGTGAGCTTGCTGAACTCAAACGTCAGAAGCAGGACTTGCAAGATAGTCTGCTTGAGCTCAATGTGCAAACTACTATTGAGCTAGATGAAGAAACTGAAAGGTTCCTTCAAAGAGCTGACGTTCTCTAGGTTTTGGTGGTTAGGCTCTTAGGAGTAAATCACCCAGAAGTGAAGGTGAGATGAGGATGGGCAACCGGTAATACATTTTGCATCTTTTTGCAAAACGGGTATTGCATAGACAAAGGTATTGAAAACCTTAATATGCCGGTATGTTCCAACTTTAGTAAATTTGCACTTTGTTGGTTGGGAATGAGCAGGCTTTCTGCATATTGTAAGTTGTAGATTGCTTGGGGAGAATATCCTAAATGCACTTTGCATTGTTCATTACTTGCACTTTCTCTTCTGTTTTTTAAAAAAGAAGTTGACATTCATATTAATAAGTAGTATATTAAAAAAATAGTTAGCCGGTCCGCTACAGTTGGAGAGGTAGGCTGGTCTCCAAAACCAGTGCTTAGGCTTAGTGGGTTCGAATCCCTCGACCGGTGCCATTTCTATGTGTAAATATAGTATGGACTACAATAAAGTAAAAACTTCATTTGTTTATCAATACAACCATGCAATATTTTTTCAAATAATCAAAGATCAAGACTTTGATAAATCTGTGACAAATATTGTTGAATGGCAAATTTCATATTTGAAATCTATAGGGTTTCTTGTTACTCCAGTGTTAGATTTAAAAGATGCACTTACAAAATGTAAAGCCCACGGAGTAAAGTGCTTTGCTTATGTGAAATTAGATTATTTAGTTGACTGGTTCAATAGTGATTTGATAAGAATCATAAAAGATACTGCAAAAGACGGAACTATAAGAGGTAATGAAAATTTTTTTTGTTGTACTCCTACTGAAAAAATTTATAAAGATTTAATATTTGAAGAAGATTTAGAACATGAACAGTTAACCAAAGACAAAATTTATAATTTAATTAGACACCAGCGCAATTTAATACCTAATTTCCACACAGACAAATTGATTGAAATAATAAACAAGTCCAATGCATCAACGGTATGTATTCCTTGGGAAGAGACAAGGACAAAATATATGCTTGAAAAAATAAAATTAAAAAAGCGTAAGATAGAAATTTATTCTGATAGACCAATTCCTCACCAGGATAATAAGTCTATTATAACAAATAGTAATTGGAATATTTTTGAAAATATAGATGTTGTAAAAAAATATTTTTCCGATAACACTCAAAATTGCTATTTTGATTTTGGATCACAATTTATGCAACTTGACAAATGTCATTTGTATAATACCGAAGAGCGTGTTCAAAAAATTTTAAATATATATGAAACGGTTATATCAAAAAATAAACTTAATCTTTGTAGCGGGTTTTTTCCATGGGGCATACAATACAAACTAATGCAACCTGCACACAAAGAATGGTTATATTACCCTTGGAATTTAAAACGATTTTAGAAAAAAACTTTTATATTATATTTCTTAGCAAATTCTACACCATCTTCTACATCATTTACTATAGGTTTGCCTTTAATGTTCAGGCTTGTATTAAGAATCATCGGACATCCTGTTTCTTCATACCAACGTTCTAACAATCTTCTAATTCCACTATCATCTTTTTGTACCACTTGGACTCTGGATGTACCGTCGAAGTGTGTGATGGCAGGATACAAGTTTGGATTTTTGCAACGGGAGGTAAACTGCATATAACTATTGGCAGATCCTTCGAAATTTTTATCGTAGTGTTCGCTGAGCACTGCGGGAGCAAATGGGCGGAAGGTCTGTCGTTTTTTAATGGCATTGACTCTGTTTTTGATATCTTTGCCACGAGGGTCAGCAAGCAGACTCCTGTTACCAAAAGCCCTAGGGCCAAACTCCGCCCTACCATTTGCAACACCCACGATTCCTGTTTTCTTAAGTTCGCTGATTGCTTCTTCAACCGGGTACTCTCCTTTTATTTCATATCCTAAATATGCATTTTTGAATTCCATATGTGTTTTTTTGTGTGCAAGAACTGCACCAATAGCACTTCCACTGTCTCCAGGGTTTGGCATAATCCATGCTTTGTCAAAGTATTTTAACAGAATATGATTCGCAGAACAATTCAAAGCACATCCTCCCATGAACACAATATTTTTACTTTTTGTGTTTTTACTACACCATTCAACTATGTTTTCAAGTACAGTTTCATAGACCCATTGTGTACCTGCCGCAATATTAAAGTTGTGATCATCGTTAAGTTCACTTCGCCAGGTTCGACAACCTCTGTGTAAATTTTTTTTAAATTTGATTGGCAATTTTATACTTTCGAAAAAATCATGCATAATCTGATGCCTGTAGTATCTACTGTCGCCATATGCTGCCATACCCATAAGAATATATTCATCTTCGTTTGGTTTAAGTCCTATACGTTGTGTCATAGCACTGTACCATAAGCCAATAGAATGAGGATAGTTTTGCGAATATATTTTTTTTAAATTATCGCCTTGGCCTTGCCAAACTGTTAAAGTTTCAAACTCACCTATACTGTCAATACATAGAACTACAGCATCATCGAATTGACTTGTGTAATATCCTCCTGCTACATGACTCAAATGGTGATCTATAGTCTTAACAGGAGCATCTATATTCCACTGTTGCAAATACTTTTTTATATTATTTTCAGCAAGGGTTATTCCCTGACCAGCACGAAACTGGCGCCATGTTTTCTTTAGGGGTTTTTCGTACCAAACTACTTGATCAGGTTCTCCCCATTGACGTGCATAGTCAACAAGTTTTTGATTAAGATCTGCATCGTTTTTTACACCGCTGAATCTTTCTGCTTGGCTTGCAAATTCTATGCCCTGCTTAGAAAATACCGCGAGAGAAGCATCGTGGCTATTACCGCTTATACCCCAAGTAATCATTTGTAGATAAAAGGATCCTGTTTTTTAAGTTCTTTGATATGTTTTCTTTTCCTATACCAATCTATAATAGATGTAAAGGGCCAAAATAATATGTCCAAAATTTGTTTCATACTGTATTTAATAACCAAAAAGGTTGACAAACTCCTATTGTGACTGTATTATGTAAATATAATTTAAAGTGAGAGGCACAAAATGAGAACACAACCGCAAAATATTATTGCTAAACTTGAAGCAGATAATTCACGTTTGGGCAAAGAAGCAATTTTAAAACAAGCACAAGAAGAAGGACTTCCAGAGTTCTTTGAAGGTCTTATAATGGCACTTGATCCACTTGTCACTTTTGGTGTAAAACAAGTACCAGTAAAAGACGAAGTTATATCTGCACAAGGTTGCGAATGGAAAATTTTTAAAGAACTTGCAAACAAACTTATTGCAAGAGAACTTACAGGACATGCGGCACGAGATGCTATTAATCTTGTAATGAGTTCAGCAACAGCAGAACAATGGAACGGTTGGTACCGTAGAATTCTTATTAAAGATTTACGTTGTGGTGTAAGTGAAAAAACAGTTAATAAAGTAGCACCAGGGACTGTGCCTGTGTTTACATGTCCACTTGCACATGATAGTGCAAACCATGAAAAGAAAATGGTAGGCAAAAAACAAATTGAAATTAAACTAGATGGTGTAAGAGTAATCACTATTATCAGAGGTGATAAAGTAGAAATGTTTAGCCGTAATGGTAAACAGTTTCATAACTTTGGTCACATCATTTCAGAGATTGAAGAAGTTATTAAACAAAAGCCTGCACCTTATGATCTTGTATTAGACGGAGAAGTAATGAGTGCTAACTTCCAAGACCTTATGAAACAGGTGCATCGTAAAGACGGCAAGCAATCAGATGACGCAGTACTACACTTGTTTGACATGTGTCCACTTGCAGACTTTCAAAAAGGTATTTGGGACAAAACCCAATCGTTTAGAAGTCAAGCAGTTAAGGCTTGGGCAGAGCAGAATGAAAGCGTTTTAAAGCACGTACAAGCACTTGAATGGGAAGAGGTAGACCTTAGTACTCCTGAAGGTCAAGAACGCTTTGTAGAGCTTAATAAAGCGGCTGTAGACGGTGGTTACGAAGGAGTTATGATTAAGGACGTTGATGCTCCTTATGAATGTAAACGTACTCATGCATGGCTTAAAGCAAAGCCGTTCATTGAGGTAACATTAGAGGTAAAGGATGTCGAAGAAGGAACAGGACGAAATCTGGGTCGACTTGGTGCATTTGTTTGTGAAGGAATTGATGACGGAAAGAAAATTAATGTTAATGTCGGTAGTGGCTTCAGTGATGCTAATCGTGACGACTTTTGGAATAGTCGCATTAATATCAAAGGTCAACTTGTAGAAGTAAGAGCTGATGCTATTACACAAAACCAAGACGGAACATACAGTTTGAGATTCCCACGTTTTAAAACATTTCGTGGGTTTGAAGCAGGAGAAAAAATGTAATGAGTAAGCAATTAGAATCAAGAATTGAAAAATTAGAACTAAAAATAGACAAATTACAGTTGACACTAGAAGCATTAGATGCTAAGTTAAGTAAACATATAGGGTTCATCGATGATACCTATGAAGGATTGAAAAATCCAATTAATGCGGCGAAGAAATTTTTAGGACGGAGATAATGGATGAATAAGAAAATAGATACAAGAAGAGATGCTTGGGACAGAGATTACATGCCAGCAGATTATTATAAAGAGATTGAAGAAGCATGTAAGATTGAGCCAAAGAAAGATTACACAATATGGTTTTTTGCTTTCTTTTTTATATCAGTTTTAGTATTAGTAGGTAGCATACAATGAAATTATTTAAGAGAAATGATACAAGGCCACATTGGGAAGTAATGGCTGATGATGGTATGAATAAGTTTTTAAAGTTTTGTATAACTTGTGTATTTTTATACTTTGGTTATCATACAGTAATCGCACTAATTGAAAGGTTTGTAGGATGAGAAGTTTTGTTTATGATTGTTGGAATCACATTATGAATGCAGAAGTAAATCCTCTTAGGAATATTCCCGATTTGCAAGTTAGGCATATGATTATGCAGATTCTTGCATTTATGTGGTCTTCTGTATTTGCACTTTTAATTGCAGATAGTATTATGGCATTCGGCATTAGTGCTATCGCCCACGTTTTATTAGTTGCCGCAGTAGTAGTTACTGTAGGTACATTCAAAGTAGCAGAGCATAAGCCTACCTTTTTCCAATGGAGGCGAGACGGCTATCATTCACATGGTAGAGGCCGTGTTTATACCATTTACAGAGATAAAAATGGTAATGCAATTAAGGTTCCTTTAGATCCTAACGATCCTGGCGGCGAACACGAATAATTCAAAAAGTTCTTGACTTTTACACTTTCACATATATACTTTATATTTTAGTAGGAGAATAAAATGGCATTTACTGCACTTAAAGGTGTGAAGACCAAACGTAAACAACCTAGAGCCGCCGCACGTATTAAACGGGGAGCCAAACTTACTGAACCTAGTTGGGAAGGTTGGGAAGAAATGACAGGCGAGCAATTCCATAGAGCTAAAGACGCCGCAAGAGCTTGGTACTATGAAAACTTTAAGCCGCAGGATTTATATCCAAGTGTTTGGGAATGGATGAAAGAACAAGATTATTCTAAAGAAGAAATTAAAAATGCAAAATCTGCACCTGCATATGTTTTAAGTATTACAGCCGCTATTGTAGCAAAAATGCTTCTGCGTGGTATGCCTGCTTACAATGAAAAACATGCACAATATTGGGAAAGCCTAGCAGGCACTATGGGCGAACTTGCTCCTTCTACACAATTCCTAAAAAAGAAGATTGATGATGCTATCAAAGAAGGCAGTAATGTTGTAAAAGAAAAGAAGGAAGAAGAGAAAGAAAAGAAAAAGGTATATGTTCCAAGTATCCAAGAACGCATCAGTGAGCAATCTAAGAAAGCTGCAGAAAAAATTGATGATTGGTTAGATGGTCATTATAAGGACGATGTAAAATTTAATCCAAAAGGGTTTGATGTAAAAAAGCATTTTAATGAATACAAAGTTACACAAGCACATGCAAGAAAAATAAAGGATTTTTATCAAGACGAACTTGCTGAGTACAGAGATGTGTTGAATATTCCTACTGCTGGCCAGCTGAAAAAGATGGACGAAAAGGAAGCAGATCTTTGGGAGCAACTCAGAGAAGGTTATAGTTTCGCAACTAAGCCTTACATTAAAGAAATTATTTCTGCACTTGAAATAGTAATGGATGCTTGTGATTTTGTTATTGAACAATCCAAAGTAAACCGGAAAGCACGTAAGCCAAAGCCTAAAAGTGCCGACAAGCTGGTTGCAAAATTAAAATATAAAAAACAAGACGACAAATTTAATATATTAAGTTTCAATGCTACAGATATTGTAGGAGCAAATGAAGTATGGGTGTTTAATTGTAAGACTCGCAAACTTGGAAAATACATTGCTAAAAACATTGACCCTTTAGGGGCAGGTAGAGAAGGTACTGGTTTAAGTGTCAAAGGCACTACAATTACTCAATACAACGAAGCCGAAAGTGTTCAAAAGACTCTAAGGAAACCTGAAGAACAACTTAAAGATTTCAAAAATGCTGGCAAAGTTAAACTACGCACATTCCTTGAAGAAATTAAAACTACAGACACAAAACTTAATGGCAGAATAAATCCTGACACAGTGCTTCTTCGTGTAAACTGATAAATATTAGTATGAGCATACAAGATATTAGATTAGGTTTGACAGCACTAAGCGAAGCCATTGACGCTTTGCAAAGCACACCTGCACCCCAAGTAGAGATCCTAGACCGCGGACTTAGTGGTAACAAAATTAACGGCGGTACAATAACTAACTTTAAAAGTGTAGGTATTGTAGATGAAGCCAATCAAGTAGCCCTTACTGTGCATAATAACGGTATAACGGTTGAGGCTATGAATGTCCAAAGTATTAACAATGATCTTAAAATTAATGGTCAACTTAATGTTGCTGGTGAAATAACTGCAACAAGATTACACGTAGATGAAATAAGTGCCGATATAAGGAACGAAAGAACTACACCGTTAGAATTCCAAGCAGAAAACGGAACATTAGGCGGCAAAGGCTTAATTTGGACTGGTAGCGATCATACAAAACAATTTGTATTCAAGCATTCTGTGGATCGCTTGTGGAGTTCTGAAGATATTGATATCGACCGAGAAAAATGTTATAGAATAGACACTATTCCTGTACTGAATCTAACATCTTTAGGGGACAGTGTAACACAAAGTAACCTACAAAGTATTGGCACATTGCAACATTTAAATGTCGATGGCCAGGTAACCATAGATAATTTTATCTATTATGATGCAAATACACAAAGACTTGGAATAGGAACTGACGAGCCTAACAGCATATTGTCAATCAAATCATTAGATCATGAATTTGCTATTGATGAAACTGAAGACAGACAGTTCAAAGTTGGTACATATACAACTACAGGTTTAAATATTGTAACAGACAATACACCAAGAATAACAATTGGTGCTAGCGGTGATATTCAATTAAAAAATAAAGTTACCGTGCAAGGTAAATTTGGAATTAATGTAAATAATTTTAGTGATGATGCTGATATGACAATAGCAGGTGCTATTAGATTCCAAAGTAAAAAGTTTGAAGTTGGCTCAGATCAACCTAGTGCAGGTAGCTATATTCAAGGTGACATAATATGGAACACAAATCCAATTCCTTCCGGTTACGTTGGCTGGATCTGCGTAAGAAGTGGCAATCCAGGAGAATGGAAGCCATTCGGGCAAATTCAAAACTAGATAATCAAATTAATATATTGAGCATGAGTGGTAGAGTATTACCAGTCTTTGCTATCATAGGTGCATCAATATTGTACTTAGTAGATATAAACACATATTTAGAAATCTTTTTTATGTGTATTGCTCTAATGTTTTTGGCAATAAGTATTACATGGTGGTGGTGGGTTATGTATACCATTAGGGATATACATAAAAATATTAATACTAGTGTAGAACAATTCGAAAACATCAGAACCGAAATTATTAAATTACGTGAAGACATTAAGAAGGTAAAGTAAGTGTTTGTTATAGGTAATGGTGAGAGTCGTTTTGGTTTAAGGATAGATACACTACCAGAGAAAAAAATTGGATGCAACGCAATAGTAAGAGATTACTTTGTTGATCATCTTGTTTGTGTTGATAGACGAATGGTTGATGAAGCACAAAATTATAGTGATAATTTTTTATATATCTACACAAGAAAAGATTGGCTTACTGGTAGATCGCACATTAAAAATTTACTCAATGTTCCTGAACTTCCTTATAAAGGAACTACAAGACCTGACGAAGCGTTTCATTGGGGTAGTGGACCATATGCTGTTTTACTAGGGGCACAATTAGATAAAAATGTAAAAATGATAGGATTTGACTTACATAGTAAAGACTATAAAGTAAACAATATTTACAAAGATACAGAAAATTATGATCCTAGTAATAAAAGCCCTGTAGATCCTAGATATTGGATACATCAAATAGGAAAAGTATTTGAATGTTTTCCCAATCATAATTTCACGATTTACTGTAATCAAGATTGGAAATGTCCAAAAGAGTGGATTTTTTCAAATGTTTCACTTGACAACATGGATTTATTGTATTATAATAAGTAGTATTATCAACAAGGACTTGGCGTCATCCCTTCTAATTCTGCCGCCATTATTATATAGGAGATAACAATGGCATATTATAGCACAAAAACATACGGACACAACATAGGATTGTCAGCAGTGTTTAGACAACCTAATGCAGATCATTCACACTGTCATCTGCTTCATGGATACAGTTTACAATTTAAATTTACATTTGGATGTTCAGATCTAGACAACAAAAACTGGGCAGTTGACTTTGGTGGACTTAAACCTTTGAAGGCTTGGTTAGAAGATTCATTTGATCATAAAACTTGTATAGATATTAACGATCCACACAAACAAGACTTTTATGATCTACAAGACAAAGACTTATGTGAAGTAAGAGAGTTTGAAGGTGTAGGCGCAGAAAAGTTTGCAGAACATGCATGGCGCTTTGCTGATAAACTAATAAAAGAAAAGACTGACGGTCGCTGTTGGTGTGAAGCAGTAGAATGTGCAGAGCATGGTGCAAACAGTGCAATCTATACACCCTTTCAGGTACAGAAGATGTCGTTTGTAGATGGCTAAAATTGATAAATCTAATCTTACAAAAGAAGAATTTAGAAAACTACGCGAAGAAAAACGTTTGCGTAAGCAACAACGTATTATTGAAAAAACGTATGAAGAAAACCTAAAAAATTATTCTGACGGATTATCTAAAAATGTTATCTGTCTTAAACATGGACAAAAATACAATGCAGACTATGTTAACAAATTATATAACATGGTTAGCAGAAATATTACAGTGCCATTCAAAATGCATTGTATTACAGAAGATAGAGATGGTATAAATCCTAATGTTAATATCATTCCCTTACCAAAAATACCGCAAGATCAAAATGTTAATGGATGGTGGTACAAGCCCTATATCTATTCTAAAGATTTACCAGTTGAAGGGACAATACTTTATTTAGATCTTGATCTTGTCATATGTAAAAATATAGATTTACTATTTGATTTTTACCCTGGCAAATTTTGTGTGTTGAGAGATTTTACTAGATCTATGAGACCAGGATGGCAAAAATATAATTCAAGTGTGATACGATTTGAAAAAGGTCAATTGGATTTTGTTTGGCAAGAATTTATTGCAAATCCTAAAGCTGTTATACGTAGACACTTTGGTGATCAAGATTGGTTATGGGAAAAAGCAAATGGAATGGGTCAATACTTTCCTGACAAATGGATACAAAGTTGGAAATGGGAAGTTCGCAAAGATAAAACATGGAAGCCGGGCGGTACAAAAGGAAATAGAACTTTTAAAACAATAGAAAAGGTTGTACCTAGCAATGAAACATTAATTGTCGTATTTCATGGTGATCCTAATCCTCATAACTGTTTGGACCCATATATAGTTGACAATTGGTGTTAAAGGTAATACAATATAATATGGACTTAAAATTTACAACAGCTAGCGACTTTTTGAAATCACAGCAACAACGTATAGGTTTCGCATGTAAGTACATGCACCCAGATCAAACGCAAAAAAAGAAACTGCTAGAAGAAATTCAACGCCCACTAAATACTCGTAGCACAACAGTACAATGGCTTAACAGGCAAACTGTAGATGTTGCTGAAGAACGCTTGTGGGATATCATGGTCCATAACATTGCGTCATACAAAAGGTTGATTGAATATGTGGGAAGTCTTAATCCAGAGCTTCGTATGGTCCGATTGGGTAGCGATGTGCTTCCTGTTTATACCGAGCCTACTTGGAGTTATTACTGGCGCAAGTCTGATGTACGTGATTACGCCGCTAGAGAATTCGCAAAAGTTGGTGAAACGGCAAGAGCTCTTGATGTCAGATTATCAATGCACCCAGGCCAATTTACTGTACTTGCAAGCGACAACCCCGAAATTGTTGAAAGGAGCATAGAAGAGTTTGAATATCACACCGATGTCATCAGGTGGATGGGATACGGACGCACATTCCAAGACTTTAAGTGCAATGTACACATCTCAGGCCGCCAAGGTCCAACCGGTATTAAACACGCGGTTGACACAAGATTATCTCAAGAAGCGAGAAATACTATTACGATCGAGAACGATGAAAACAAATGGGGTATCGACGCAAGCCTTGAACTTGTCGACACCTGCGCATTGGTTCTTGACATACACCATCACTGGTGCCGTGAAGGTGAATACATACAACCATCCGACGATAGATTTTTACGCATAGTAGACAGCTGGCGTGGTATACGTCCTGTGATTCATTATTCAGTATCACGCGAGGACTTACTTGTAGACTTTGATATTAACAAAAAACCCACTATGGATTTGTTATTATCAGAGGGTTACAAGAAAGCAAAACTGAGAGCTCATTCTGATATGATGTGGAATCATGCTGTAAATAGTTGGGCGTTAGAGTTTTGGCCATATGCTGATATAATGGTAGAATCAAAATTTAAAAACTTAGCAAGTATAGATTTGTATAAATACGCTGTAGGAGAATATAATGAAAACAACCGGTACGAAAAAGAACTTACAGCTTGATAAGATTACTGGAATACGCCATGATTTAGGGCAAAAAATGACATATGTACCAGTAGTCAAAGAAAAAAAGTTTCCATATAAAACTAAGTCAATGAAAACTACGGAAAATACGAGGCAAGGAAACTTGAAGTATTAATGAAATTTAAAGAGTTCCAACGCTGTCCAAGAACTAAAGCATCACAGTGTCAATGTGAAGCATTGTCTATTACAGAAGCAGAATCTGAAAATGTTATAGCACAGTGCCAATTAGAACATTCAGATACTGTAAAAGGTAATATAGTAATGATGCAGAAATCATCTGGTGGACCTACTGTAATTAAAGGTACAATTACAGGATTAGAACCTGGAAAACACGGATTTCATGTGCATGAGTTTGGAGATTTAAGCAAGGGATGCGAAAGCGCAGGAGCTCATTATAATCCTGATGGAATAGATCATGGAGATATAACAAAAGGACATATCGGCGATCTTGGTAATATTACCGCTGACGAAAGCGGTACAGCTGATGTTAAAATTGTTGCAAAACGCATAGATTTGATAGGTGACCGCAGTATTGTAGGTAGAAGTTTAGTTGTCCATAGTGATATTGACGATTTAGGCAAAGGCGGTGACGAAGAAAGTTTAAAAACAGGAAATGCAGGTGATAGATTAGCTTGTGGAATAATTGTTTTAAGAGGAGATGACAATGATTAAAAAATGGATAAATGCACGAATGAAGGAAAGAACTTCTTTGGACGGTGCAGTTCTAATTTTATTAGGACTACTTGTATTGTTCCTTTCACCATTGGCAAAGATAGCAGCAGGTATTGCTATTGCTTATGGCGCTTGGACTATTTACAAAAAAGACTAAATCTTACTAATATCTAAATTACTACTTGCGGGCATATCCCATATTTGCTTACGGGTTATGCCCATTTTTTGTGCAAATCTTTTGCTATCGCAACTTCCGCATACATGAAAATAGTTGTTGCTTATTCTATTAGGATCCATTGATCCTCTTGTTCTAGTAAAATCACTTCCGCAACTGTCACATCTTAATTCTACCATAGTAATTGTACGCCAATATTCATGAGGTTTTCCTAGTTTACTGTGTCTTTCGTGCCGCTTTGATACTGTAAATTCTTTTATAAACATACATATATTTACATTAAGATTATAAAAATGTTCGATAAATAACACTAACAGGAGTCAAAGATGTCAGTTTGTACGCTTACAGAATCAGCAAAAAATAAAATTAACACACTTTGTGAAGAAAAATCAGCTTATGCTGTGTCTTTAAACATGAAGGGCGGCGGTTGCGCTGGGTTTGAATATACTTGGGATTTCGCACAACAGGCGGATATACAAAAAGGCGATGAAGTAATAGATACTGGCAACGGACGCTTAGTTATAGGAGCGCCTAGCATAATGTTTTTAGTTGGTACAGAAATAGACTATGTAAGTCAGATATTTGGTTCTAACTTTGAAATTCGCAACCCTAATGCAAAAAGCTCTTGTGGTTGTGGTGTTAGTGTAAATTTTGACTTTGACAAGTTAGCAGAACCTGCATAATTGGAGCAATAGATGGCAAAACAAGACGTAAATATTGGTGTAGAAGGTAACGACGGCACAGGCGATAGTATTAGAGAGTCGTTTCGTAAGGTAAATGAAAACTTTACAGAACTATATGCTGTTTTCGGTGTAGGTGGACAAATTAATTTCACAACACTGAGTGACACACCAGACACACTGACACCTAACACAATAGCACTAGTAAATGACGCAGGAACACAAGTGCAACTAGCAGAACTTGCATCTAACAGTGCCTTGGGTCTAGGTGCTTCAGATACTATTACTTTTAGTTATAGTGTGCCAGGTAAACTAATAATTTCTAGTGCATTTACAGAAGTTGCAGATGATTCTGATCCAACTCTAAACGGACCTCTTTATGCATCTGGATTTGGAATTGCAGGTGTAGGAATCAGTGAAGAAGCAGCTAATGCAGTAAACACTAGACACTTCTCAGATGGTGTATCAGGAATTACTGTAGACGACTTAGTAATTACTAAAGGATATGCAGATCAAAGATATATAACCTCAGGATTGCCATTACGTATTGCAGATGAACCTACAGGTAAATTACACTATACTTTTACAATTAATTCTTATGTAAACAATGATATTGAAATAACAAGTCATTATAATTCTGCGCAAGTTTTACAAACCGGCGGACATGGATTAGATAGTGGTTCAAACGGAACGCCATTCGTATTTACAGCAGAAGATACAGATCCTACAGGTTTAGTATCAGGTACAACCTATTATATTAGAGTAACTTCTCCAACAAGACTTTCATTATTTACTGAAGCAAATAAGGCATTTGCCAGTGGAGACAGTGAAAGTGCAGCTGACGACAACAAGATACTTGTATCAGGAACCATTGCCGCAGATGATTCGCATACTATCACTGATGCGGCTCTAAACAATAACCTTAGCGGAAACTTTCTAGAAGAAGTAGGACTTCCTAGAAAGAGTATTGTAAGACGTCAAGGTGATACAATGACCGGGGAACTTTATCTTTCTGATCATCCTGGAGAGCTTGCAGGACAGGGTGCACCTAATGGTCCTGAAGACTTACAGGCCGCAACAAAATTTTACGTTGATAACACTGCATACAGTTCACCAGAAGTTCTTTTTGTAAGCACTAAGGGTGATGATACTATGGCTGGTGTACCTCCAGGACGCGAAGGCACATCTAATGTGTATGCCTTTAAAACAATTAATGCCGCTGCACAGCGAGCAGATATCTTAGTTAGAAGTGCTGCCAGTGAGCCAGGTAACTATATGCAAACGCTTACACATACAAACTTTCAGAAAGATAGTTCTGTTATGTTTGCAGATGTTGATGCTCCTCAATTCGAACAAGCAAGATACTTAATAGATCAAAATAGACAATTTGTACAAAAAGAAGTAATTAACTATATTAACTTTGCTTTTCCTAATTTTTCTTATAACCAAGAAATATGCGAAAGAGACACTGGTTTAATTCTAGATGCCATTGCTCTTGATATTAATAGAGGATTGAATGCTAATTATCTCACTAGACAAGCAGGAGAAAGATATTTTGCAAGTGTTAGTGGAAGAATTGCAGTTACAACTCAGCTAACTGAAACTAAAGCAGGAGTTGCGAGAGCCAGAGATATTGTAGAATCAGCTTTGGCAAATGATTTGTTAAATCAAAAAAATATCATTAATAATGGTATAACAAGAGCCAACCCTGGCGTAGTTACTACAAGCACAGATCACGGATTAGCAAATAAAAATATTGTGTTATTTAAAAACATAGGCGGAATGACACAAATTGAAGGACAAAAACTTTATGTTAAAGTAACTGGTAACACTACCTTTGAATTATTTACTGATTCACAATTAACTGCACCTTATGACACTTCGGGATTCAATGCACACACTAGTGGTGGTATAATTGGATTGCGTTATCAAATTGACGAAGATCAATTCTTTGACGATGGACAAAAAATTATTTCTAGTATAACCCTTAATAATCCTATTAGAGTAGTTACAACGACTGATCACAACCTAGTTAATAGCGATGTTGTACAATTTGCAAGCGTAGGTGGTACTGTTGAGCTAAATGGTCAAAGCTACTTTGCACAAAGGATTAATGCTACTACTATTGATTTATATTCAGATAGCGGCCTAACATCTACTGTAGATGGAACTTCAGGATTTAGCGCCTATACTTCCGGAGGAACTATAACCAGTGATGCAGATGCAAGTTCTAGTGCTATCAATGCTGTTAAGGCCAAATTTAATCTTGTCAATACAATAATAGAAAACGGTATTGATTCTGGAAGTACTATTGTTTATGGTAGCACATATAAAATTGTTGTAACTAACGGAGCGGCTTCTTATACAGACCAAACTAATCCTAACAATACAGATGCCCTACCAGGTAAAGTCATTCGTGGTAAAAGATCAGAAGCAATTGGACAAATTGTAAGTTTCACAAATAATGTTTCAGCAGAAGCAGGAACGGATCTTGATACAAATGCGTTAGAACCTAATCCAACAGTTTTTCAAGTTCATCTGTTAAGTGCCAAAGATTTTGAGCCAGGCGAACCTTTAGAATTTGGAAATTTTGTTAAAAAGAAACAGGTTACAATTAGAATTGAAAGTGGTATTTACGAAGAAGATTTTCCTATCAAACTTTCTAATAATGTATCATTAAAAGGTGACGAATTTAGAAGAGTAATTATTAAACCAAAGACAGAAACACAATCACGCATACCTAGAGTTTCTCAAAGTAAATGGGCACAACAATATTTTTATAGAGACAACGAGTTTGATGGAATAGATTTAGGTAGCGAAGGTACAACATTTTTAAACCAAGAAGGAACTCCTCAAGGTAAGTTCGGGTATCATTACCTATTCCGTGGAGATAGGCCGATAAATGTTAAGCCTGCATTGTACAATGGAAATGTTGGAGATTTTGATACAGCATCATCTATTGTTAAAAGAAATAAAGATTATATAATTGAAGAAACAATACAGTTTATTACCCAAAGATTTCCTGCACTTGTTTACAGCGAAGCAAAATGTAGACGTGATACCGCATTGATTATAGATGCGCTTGTAAAAGATCTAAAAGTGGGGGGTGAAGAAAATATACTAGAAATACAAGGAAGTTACCACACACTTATTACAGACGGAACTGGTGACTATCTAACTCAGCTAGGCGACAGTACACAAGAAACAGCTACTGAAGCAGCCATTAATAACATTGCAAGTTTGACAGGAAGTTTATTAGTTGGAAGTGCTCCGACCTACACTGATGGTTCTTATACAGCAGGAAGTGCAAGTGTAACTGCTGTTGAAACACCTGATATTACTTTAGGATCAGGTGAATCAGGAAGTGTTGCAGTAACTGGCGAACTTATTGATATAGTTACATTTGTATTTGATGTTGAATACAATCCGCCTAAACGTAATGATCAAATGGATTTGTTCTTAATGAGCGATGCCACTATAGTAAGAAACGTAACCTGTCAAGGTCATGGTGGATTTATGTGTGTACTTGATCCTGAAGGACAAGTTTTAACGAAATCACCCTATATTCAAACAGCATCAAGTTTTAGTAAAAGTATAAACAAAAAAACTTTTGCAGGAGGAATGTATGTAGATGCATACGTAGGTAACCTACCTTCAAGAATACTTTCAAAGACAAATGCCTTCCAATTAAATGTTCAAAGTAATCCAGGAGAAGGATTAAGATTACGTCCACCTCAGTTACCATGTCCATTCTATGTAGAAGGAAGACGTTACCAAGTTAATGCTATTTCTGATTATGACCAGGGACAAGGTACAGCAACAATTTACCTTGATGCTAATTCTAACGATGGCACTGGTTACGATGAAACACAATTTGCTAGTTCTGTAGTCGCAAGAGATATATTCTTCCAAACAGCAGGTAACAGAAGTTTACTTGCAAACGACTTTACTCAAGTAAATGACTTAGGCTATGGTCTTGTTGCAAACAACGCGGCGTTTTCAGAACAAGTATCAACTTTTACATACTATTGTCAAACAGCAATGTATGCAAACAATGGTTCTGAAATTAGAGCCCTTAACTGTTCAAATGGATATGGTAACTTTGGTTTGATTGCTGAAGGTGCTGATCCTAATGAGATTCCAGATCAGGTTACGCTTAAAAGTGATATGGTACAACCTGCCAAAGCATACGTAGACGGAACTTTTACAAACTCTTTTGATGATGCTAGTATAACAGTTTATGATCTAGCTAGACCTCCGACGTCTTCAAGTTTAATTACAATTGATCATGGTGGAGCAGTAGGAACTTTAAATTATGCAGTATCAGCTGTACAAGACCTAAGTGATCAAGATGGTGACGGAGTTGCAGGAGAATCTGGAGATGTTGTTGTTACTGGACTAGCAACATTAAACACTGGATCAATATCTATAACAACAACAGGATCACAAACTGGTACATATACAAATGTTCCACATTATCTAACAAGCGGTACAGGAAGTGGAGCTACAGTTAATGTAACAATTGATCATGCAGGAAGCCCGAACACAGCAGTTGTGACAGTAAACAAAATTGGTAGTGGTTATGCTGTAGGCGAAACTATAGAAATAGCAGGAACAGAAATAGGTGGAACTAGTCCTGCGAATGATTTGACAATTAATGTTGCAACTATATTTGGTACAAATGCTGGTACAGTAAGCAATAGAGTTTATAAATTAGATTTAAAAGCAGATGATGTTTCAGCAGAAGACTTTTTTGGTACATTGCAAGCTGGTGTAAACCTAGATACTATTATCGAATATAGAGATAACTTTAGTCATGTATTTGATGGCGTTAATTCTCCTGCTGAACTTGTAACAAGACCTTCAACAGCGATTAACTTTGATGAAAGTGATACAACAACTTACAGAAGCATTGCTTTTTCAAATACTGATTCATTCAGCCAAGCGTTAGCCGCAGACGAAATTCTTACAACTTTTGAAGCAGGTTATGACTTTGTCGATATGGCTGTATCAACAACTAAATTGTCAGGTGGATACGGTTCAGCACAAGGTGATACAAGAATAGCTATTACTCCTTTACTTGAAGGCGCTCCAGGAACTCCTCAAGAAGAGTATGCTGATGCAACAAGAATTACTAAAGACACAAGGACTAATGGAAATGCTTTAGAACCAGGAGATGGAGGATATGTTAGTGGTATGCGTTTCCTTTGGGATGGTAAAACACATGCAGTGACAGATTATTATACAGTTAGCATAGTGAACACCACAGGTAGTATTAGTGTTGTGAAAGACGAAACGATTACACAAGCAGTATCAGGTGCGATAGGAAAAGTATCTAAAACTACTACAGGTACAACAATAGAATTATATGATATTACAGGTACTTTTGATACTACTAACACTTTAAGTGGTAGCACAAGTGGTGCTTTAGGTTCAAATAGTGTGCCTACAAGCATTTCAAATAATGCTTGGGCATTTGTTTCTTTTGCAGATGTAGCAGGTACAAATATCAATAGTAGCTATAGCGGTAGTGGTATTAACAGTGCGATTCCGGCACAGACAAGAACTTTGACAGCAGGTGCTCATGCAAGTAGTACAGCAGAAATTACTATTGCTATATCTTTGCTACGAGCAACAGGACACGATTTTACACAAATTGGTACAGGTTCATTTAATGATTCAAACTACCCAAATGTTATCCTAGGTGATCCGGTCAATTCACTTGCAGATTTTTATACTGACAGTGATACAGCGACAAGTTCTCAAGTATGGGAAAGACGTAAAGGTAGAGTATTCTTTGTATCAACTGATCAAGATGGATTCTTCCGCGTAGGTAAATTCTTTAGTGTGGATCAAGCAACAGGTGATATTACGTTTGCTGGAGAAATTGGATTATCAAATGCTAATGCTCTTGGATTTAAAAAGGGTGTTACGATAAATGAATTTTCAGCAGATGATTCATTTGCAGATGAATCAGGTCAAGCAGTACCAACTGAAAAAGCAACAGGTAGTTTTATTAATCGTGTGCTTGGATATAATGTAAAAACACTAGCACAAATTTTAGGCTCTAGCAATAGAATAGGACCAGGCTTCCTTCCATTAAACGGCGATAGTCCAATGGAAGGCAATATAAACATGGGTAGCTC